CCTTTTCCTTTTTACCCTCGTCGCCGTAGCTGAGGGGGAAAAGGCCGCGGGGCCCGAACTTGTTGAGGAAGTGCCGGCCGCGAGCGTCATCGACCTTGGTTTTGCTGCCGGCGGGCAGGACGGTTTCTTCACCGACGTAAACGCCTTTCATGTCTTCGTTGGTAGGGTTGCAGATTACGAGGCTCATATTTTCAATCTCCTTGTGGTTGATGCAGACGATTTCCTCGAAAACATCAGCCGTTAGGCTGGGGCGGAAGCAACTCCGACCTGGCCGGTGTGGGGCCGCACGGTGGGAACACCTGCCCCTTGGGTTTGGGGGTGATACGCCGGAAAGTGGCGTTGCCTTTCCCGGCGCCAGTCAATTGCTCGAAGATCGGCGTCAGTTGGCGCCGGTTGTCGCGGGTCGCGTGCCGGAACATATCCTTCGAGTCCCGGCGGTTTTTCTCTCTCACCCGCTCCATGTGGTGCGAAACCCGGTTCATGCGCTCGCGGACGGTCATGGTGGCCATGTCGCCGCCCTTGATGAACTCCAGATCGAACCGGTTGGGATACCGGAACCCGCCGGCGTCGTCCTTGACCAAGTGAACAATCACCGGGCCCCGGAAGGGCCGCTCGTAGGTCACCACAAAATGCCCGTGCTCGGGCTCGAAGTGGCAGCCGAGGCGCCTGTCCATCAGTTTCAGGTCCTTCATAAACGACTCGCTTGGCTTCGGCATCCTCTCTCCTTTTAAAAAAGGCCCCCGCCCCGGTCATGCGAGCGGGGGCCACCTTGTGGAGTGTTCTTAATTCTTAGGTCAGCGGAGCGTTGTCCGTCAGCTCACGCAGGTTGTCATCGCTGGTGGCCTTGATCGTGTACTCGATCTCAACGCCCAGCAGGACGATCTCATTGGCCGATGCGCTGCCCAGGTTATCGCACTCATGGCAGAGCAGAAGCGCCTTGTCCGTCGACGCGATCTTGGTGTCGCTCACAGACTTTTTCCAGGCCGTGATTTCGAGCGCGTTGGCCGTGGTCGAACAGGTGTGCGCCCCGTGGGTAACGGTCTCGTCGGGCGAACTGCCGGCGTCCGAAATAGCCGCCTGTTTGCCGATGGCCTTGTAGATGGTTTTGAAAACGGGCTCGTCCGCGTCCGTCGCGGTGTGCACGAACCAGTAGCGGAACCGCAGCGGGTGGTCCTTGTCGAAGTCCCACGGGAACGGCCAGAAGTCGTAGACCTCATCGCCAGCCGCGCCGACCTGCATGCCGGCCAGCTCGGCCGCCGCCAGGACCTCCGCGAAGATCGCACCGCCAGCCCCGAGGGCCGCCGGCACGCCGCTGGTGCCGTCATCGAGAACGCCGGCCATGATGCGGGCCGGGATGAATTGCCGTTTGGTTTTCCACGCAATCGCGCTGTCTTTGATCATAATGGTGTCCCTTCACACCCACAGTTTGCCCCCCGTTGCCGGGGATACTTGGGATATGGTTGCCCGGTAAGGGCGGGGGGGGTGGAGGAGGCGCTTTTCAGCATTTTTTAAACCCCCCGCCATTACCGGGACAGTTGGTTAGCTGTAGAGACCAGGATCAACCAGGTCATCGATGAGCGTCAGCGCGTTGCGCTGCTCGCAACCGATCTGCGTATACAACCGCAGGAAGGTATCCCACTCATCGTAACCCTGCCGGCGGTGCATCTTGTCGCCGTCGAGGTTGCCCCAGCCAAGCTCCAGCATCTCGTACTTCTGGATCTTGTCAGCCGCCTCACAGAAAATCTTGTTGGGCGGAGCCGCAGGGTCAATAACCAGCTCGACCGCGCCGTTGCCACCCGCAAAGGTCAGGGTTTCATAGCCGCCCTTGAGCTTACCGGGCTGGAAACGAACGTCCGGCAGCAGCAGGTTGGCGTACTTGCGGCGCTGCCCCAGGCCCATGCGCATCTTTGCGATGTGAAAGCCGGACTGCTTGTAATTCAGGTCGCAGGCCTGCAGCATGAGGTTGAGGGTCAGCTCGCGGTTGGTCCCGGAATTGTCCAGGATGTTGGCCTTCCAGTGCGGGTAGGTGGCCACGGTGATGTTTTCGAAAGACGCCAGAAGCGTCCCGTCATCGAAGATACCTTCCAGACCGGTGACTTCGATCGGGGTGTTGCTGGTGGCATGGGTCGCGGCGCGGGTGCCGTAGCGGACCATGTAAGCGCCGTCCGGGACCGCGTCGGTGGTGACGGTGTAAGACCGGGCCGCCACAATCGGGTGGTTGGTCAGGAAGGTGGAGTCGTTGGGCTCCATCTCGATGGTTTTGTTGACCGGATCAACGCTGGAAACGCGGGAGGCGACCGAAGACTGATCGATAGCGGTGCCATCGAAGAAGTCCACGATCATGCCCGGCAGCACGCGCTGGACGCCAAGGTCGTTGTCCATGGTCACGGTCCAGGTCGTGGACCCGGAGGTGGTGACCGCGTCGGATGCCGCCGATAGCGTGCCCAGCAGGCCGAAGCCGTCGCCCCAGGCCTGGCGGTTCATGTCGTGAACCAGGGACTGATAGATATCGTCCAACTCGGATTCCAGGCCTTCCACGAAGGCCCCCATGCCGGTCTGCTTGGCCTTTTCGATCATCGGGCCGGTGAGCCGCAGCGTGCCGTATATGTACTTCGGCAGGATGAGGCCCTTTACCCCCTTGCTGGCCAGAGGATCGGGCAGCGGGGAGCTTTCCGCACGGGCGCCGACAGACTGACTGCGGGCGTACTTGGTGGCGAACTCGTAACCCTCGCCGCGCGCGGTTTTCTCGCTCGTGGGGAACTGGTGATACGTAAGGGTCTCATCCGCGAACTGGCTGGTGAGCCCCTCGCCATAGACTTTCTGCAGCATAAATGCGATCGCTGTCGTATCGGTATAATCAGCCATCTTTTATCCCTCCGCTCCGCTAAACGCTAATCGCGGACGTTAAGCAGGCGCTTAACTTCGCGGGTCGCATCGCGGATGCTTTTGATTGGTTTACGTGCACTGGAGGGGGTTTCGTTGTTGGAACTCATCGGCGGAGCGTCCTGCTTGCCGGACCGATACCGCTGGATGACGCGCTGGGCGAACTCGTTGACCACCTTGGTCAGGTCGCCGGCCATCCGCTTGACCGCCCTTTTATCGCTGATGTCGATTTCGTTGGCCGGGTTGCCGACCCCCATCAGCAGCTTGGCAAAGTCGTGGTATTCCTCGGGCAGGTCCTCGGACGCCGCGATGGAGCTCTCGACCGTAGACGTGAAATTTTTAAGCACCTTCTGGGCGTCCTTCATTTCACGTTCTTGCTCGGCCTTTGATTGAAAACCCCGCTTCAGATCTTGTTTTTCCTTCTTGAGACGGGCAATGGTCTCCTCGAAGGTCTCATCCGCCTCCTGCTTTTTGAGCTTTTCCTCGGCCATATAGGCCTTGGTGCGCTCCAGCTCGCGGGCGGATTCGAGCATTTCATCAAAATCGACACCTTCCAGCTTATCCAGGACGCTCGCGGAGCGGTCGATCATATCCGCCAGGTCCTCGACGCTATTGGCGCCGACTTTGCCCAACAGGGTGTTGAGCTGTTTTTCCGCTGACCGGGCCTTTTTCCACTTCGGGTCCTTGTCATACGGAGTTGGTTTGTTGGTTTCCTTGCCGTCCGTGCCATTGCCTTTGGAGTCGGCGGGAGACTCCGGTTTTTGCCCGCCTGCCGGGGAGGGACCCGGCTCTTTGCCCTCGACGTTGGTGCCCCAATCATCCGGGACGGTGATGCGTAACTGCGTCTGGTCGTTTACTCCGGTCATGTTGACTCTCCTTCGTTGCCGATCGGTTTAGAGGTTTGCGCCTGCAAAGCCGCTAAAGATCGTAGGGTTTGGGTTAAGGGGTGGGGCCCCCTGCCGTCGTGGTGAGCCGAAGGCAGTGGGAGGCGACTCCCGAGCGCGGCCACACTTAGGGTGCCTTTTTGCCCCGCAAAGTTTTGAGCGCGTTTCGAACGGTGGTGCGCTTGCCGGCGGGTGCGCCGACTTCCATTTTCTGAATCTGCAGCGTCAGCGAAGCCGAATCGCCATACTCGTCTTCACTGACAGACATCCCCGTCACCTCCGCTACGCACATCAGTTTGATCCGGTCGCCCTTGGCCAGCTCGGCGACCTGGTCACCCAGCGCCTCAAGCTCCTCCTTTTCCAGGTGAAGCCGCAGGCCGTAGGGGTAGTGGGCCTCCTGCTCGATGGACGGTGCTTCCACGTTATGCGGCGACTTGACCGCCGGGCGCTTGAGATCTATCAAGGTTCTCTCCTTCCATCTTCTGGTCCTCATCGGAGCCGGGGGTGATCATTTGGGCCTGCACCTGCTCGGCCTGCTGGTGCATCATCTCGATGCGGTGGGTCTCGATATGCACCAGGGCGCACATCTGGACGACTTCCGGCAGCTCGCGGAAATCCGGGCTGATCAAAAAGCGCCTGTGCGTCTCAAAATGGATGTCGTGATTGTCGAACTGGAAAAGCGGGTCGAATGCGACCGGGATCTGGATGGTTTGCGGCTGTCCCTCCGGGCCCTCGGCGGTCTCGTTCCGGACCATATGGAGGCCGGGCACGGCCGGCAGCATCAGCGGGTTGCCATCAGGTCCCTCCACTGGCCCGTTGGGACCCTCGACCGGTATCATCTCGATACCATCCGCGCCGATCGTGGCGATCAGGCCGTTTTCGTACTCGGCGCGGTCCACGTCGCGGGATGTTTTACCCTTGAATCCCGCGAGCCCCAGCCGGCGCTGGAGTTCGAGCTGCGTCTCCGGGTCCTGGGTGATGTCGCCAAAGAAGCCCTTTTCCGCCATCTGTATGATGACCTGGTTTTGGCCGGTCTTGGTGGAGGACAGCCCGCTTGCCAGCTCCATGCGCACGTCGGAGTGCCCACGCAGGTCGGCGCCCTTGAAGGCCTTGACCTGCACTTGGGAGCCCTTGCCGATCTTGAGCAACCTCTTCTCGGTGTAGAGCTTCTGCGCGACCAAAAGCTCCTTTTTCCGGACCCGCATCCATGAACGATAGAATCGCTCCACGTCCGGGGTGTGCTGCTGCTCGGCCGCGTCTCGCAGGATGTCGACCATCAACCCTGATGCCTGGGAGCTGGGGGCCTGGCCGCCCATGATGTTTTTGGGGTCGCCGGCCGCCTCCTGGGCAACGCCACGGTGAGTCTGGCGCTCCTCAAACACCTGTCCCGGCAGCGGGCGGCCGTAGTGCACTGCGGGCGCCATGCCGCCGGAGGTGCGCGGGTCGTATTCCAGGAAGATGAAGCCCTGCCCGCCCTTGTTCTTGCGCTTAATCACCAGGCCGGTGGGCACGGTGACCATGGGCCGGCCGATGCCCTTGCGGTTGATCTCCAGGGCCTGGTCGATGGAATTGATAGAGTTCTGCGGGCTGATCTGGTCGTTGACGCCGCCGTCACTCCAGAATGAACCGGGCACGTAGTTGTAATGGAAGTCGGTCAGCGAGTAGTGCCAGCGGCCGTCACTGTCCTTCGGGATGGGCAGCTTTTTGAACTCCTTGATGATCTTGTCGCCCACAGCCACGATGTAGCGGCCATCGGGATAGTCGCGGGTCGGCCTCAACTCGACCTCACGAAAGACGCACATCTCGTCGTCCGGATGATCGGCAATCGCCGCGGCCATGGTGCCGGCGCCCTTCCAGGGGCTGACCTGGGCCACCATGGACATGAGCCGCTTCTGGTAGCTGACAGCCGTGGCGTCGGTCTTGGACATCTTCAGCTTGGTGTGGAAGGTGTCCTCAACCCACTCGATATCCTTCAGGGACTGCACGCCGACATACGTTTTGTCCCGCAGCCGCTCGCCGGCGTCCGGCACGCGCACGTTGTAGGGGATCAGGTGAAAGGAGACCACCTCCCCGCTCGGGACCATGTCGCCGTTCTTGTCGATCGCCATCTGGCCGCGCTCCAGCTCCGGGATGGTGCGCATGAATGTCGTTCCGGCCATGGTAATCCAGGTGGCGGCCTTTTCCTTCTCCTCTGCGAGCTGCTGGTCGTTTCTGGCCTCCAGATCGCGCAGGAAGTGCTCGGCCAGCTTGGCAGCCTCCCGGTCGATCAGCTCATCGGAGTCAGGCCATACCTTGGCCACGTAATTCTTGTTGAGGATCAGGGCCCTCATCGACCGGACATAGTCGCGGATGATGTTCGAAACCGGGGTGGGTGTCTTGGGGTTGATCAAGCGGCGCCGGAAAATGCTCGATGACACCACGTAATCGAGATACTGCTCACCGATGTAATAGAGGATGTTGCGCATCCATATGCGCTCGCGGACCTGCCAGGACGGGCTCAGGTGGTCGTTAAAAACATCGTTGACCAGTTGGATGGTCGGCTTTTCGAGCCTATTTTTCCGGCTGAATATGGCCATGTGTTACCCCACGGGGATGCGATCAGCGGTATACGCCTGCTCTTGCGCCATCTCGACCACGCGCTCTTCACTGGTAACCGGTGCGTCCGGCTCGCGCTGGAGGTTGTATGCGGCGTTGGCGTACTCGATGACATCCCTCGACATGATGCGCGTGATCAGGTCGTCTTCACGCGCGTGGTTGCGTTTACGCTCGATGGCGTTGACGGCCACCAGGTAGATGACCAGGCCGACTAAAACGGCCGTGTTGACCAGGGTTAAATCCATTCGCGCCTCCTCAGTCGCGGGTTAGCGTTCGCCGGCCTCATCCATCAGACGCTTGCGCCGTTTCTTGCCCTCTGGCGTGTAGCCGCCGTAGGTCTCGGGCCCCTCGGTGGAATCGGTCTCGGCCGGCTTCTTCTTTTTCTTGCGGCGACCGGTGATCATGTCGAAAACTTCGGAAATTGTTGGCATGGTGCTCTCCTATGCGTCGTGTATGTCGTCCAACTGCTGCCGGATCTTGTCCAGCTCGGCCCATACGGCCTGTGAAGTAGTGTCCAGCTCCGCCCGGTCGACATCCTTTTGTTTGCGCGCAATCTCCTTTTTGATCGCCGCCTCGTCGCGCATCGGGCGGGCCATGCACATAAGCGCCGCCTCGTCGTAGACGTGGTCCTCCTGCTCGGTGTCGATGTCCTCGACCTCGTCCTCGTCGTAACAAAGGGCCGGGATCGTCCGCAGGAAGTGCTCACAGTTTTTGGTGACCAGGAGCATGGGGCGATCGCTGCCATCGGAAGGCAGAGCGATGCGCTCGCGGAACTGGCGGATTTTGAGTGTGCGGATAGGGTCTCCGGGGCGCATGTGCAGGCCGTAGCCGTCAAACACCTCGGCCGTTGACGGGCCCTGGCCACCGCCCTGGTAATTAGGCTTCTTGTTGAATGAGTCCGGGCCGGCGATGCGATCGTCCACGCGGTCGTGGATGTTCAGCCGGCGCTCGTGTTCGATGATGCCCTCGGCAATGGACGAGTCCTCCAGGCGGAGGCCTTCATCCGGAAAACCGTTCCAGCCGTACCACTCGCTGAAGCGAACAAGGCGGCCGGTGTCATCGAGATACCACCAGCCGACCGAAAAGGGCTTGCCGTAGCCCCAATCAAAGGACATATAGACCGGGGCGTAGGGCGGCGGGCTATGAGGCTTGAGCAGGTGGCGGTCATTAATGACGAATGCCTGGCCGATGAACACGTCCCAATCGCCATCAATCCACGCCCGTCGCAGTTGCTCGTCGTTGATCGAGAGTAAGCCGGCAACGTAGGTCGGATCCTTCTCCCACAGGATCTTGTTGTCGTGCAGGAAGGACGGCAGAAACACCCGCGTCGTGGTGATGGTGCGCTCTTTGCCGGTGATCGGGTCGGTGAATGTGATTGGTGTGCGGAATACCTGGCCGGGGCGCTGGCCGCGTTGCTGCCACGCCTTGCCCAGCCGGAAAAACTCTTTGACGGCCGCATGGCCTGGGCCGCCGGGGTTGCCAGTGCAGAAAATCGATCCCGGAACGCCGGCCGGAGAGCGCCGGGAGCCTCGGAGCTTGTCAACCATCTTTGAAAAGAAGGGGAATGTCGTGGCCTCATCGATGCCAATCTCGGTGTACTGCTGGCCGACGTGGTCACCGATCATGTCCAGATTCTGCGCTGCGGCGAGTGTGACCTGTGCCCCGGATCCGAACTTCAGATAATTTTCCTGCTGGTCCCCGCCGATACGGACGGCCGGCAGCCCCTGGCGGATCAATCCGTCGACGCGCCGGCGCATCTCCTTGAAGTCTTTGTACTTGCGCCGGAATATGATGCCATTCCAATCCTGGCCAAATCGATCAGCCCCCCGGAGCTGGCGCCCCAAAAGGCAGTCGGACTTCCCCCCACCACGAGACCCCCCGAACAGGAGGACATCCGCGGGGCAGGCGGCGGCCTTAACCTGCGGGCCGGGTTGTGGTGCCCACAGAATCGCCATCAGGATCAGAATCGTTAGCTTTTTCAGCATCTCGTAATGCGCGAACACGGTCGGCCTCCTCGCATTCGCGCTCCCATTGCTCGATGGTCATGGGCCCAGCCGGGAACTTGGTGAAATGCTCGTTCTCGGTTTTGATCGGGCCGCCGTTCTTTCCGGTCAACTCATGCTTATTGGTGAGCATACCCTTCGCCGTCATGGCCAGCTTCAGGAAGTCGTGACGCACGCCCCACGGGATAACCTCCTCTTTGGTGACCACTTCCCCTTGGTAGGCGAAAAACTTTGTTTCAAAGGCGTCCAGTCCCTGCATCAGCTTGATTTTGAGCTGCGCCTCGCTCATGCCGTTCTCGTCCATCCACTTGTCAATGGACGGCATGCACTTGCGCTTGATCAGACTTGCCTTCGACGCGACCGACCTGGGGGTGTTGCATTTGTACCCAGCCCGGCGGACACACTCGGCGCCGCGCAGGTAGGTTTCGGGATTGCTCACATCCAGAAAGAAAGACAGCCATGCCTTTTCTTTGAGAGAAAGCTTTATTTCCCCATCCGACATTTTGCACTCCGTTTCGACTCCTCCAAAAAAGATTGGCGGGGCCGG